GAATTGGAAAGCACAATAAAAAAGCTTGCAATGCTTGTTACAGAGCTTGAAAGAAGTGTATCAGAGCTTTACGAAACAATCGAGGAGTTTGAAGGCGTTGGGGCGATATACTGCGCCGAAGAGCTTGAGAATATCGGTACAGAGCTTAATAGGACTGTCGACGAGCTTACGGACGCGGCGGATGCCAACAAAAGCGGGAGGTAAAAATGGATAACACGATACATATAAGCGCGGCGGATTTCGCAAGCGGAAATTTTGACACTGTCCCGAAGAAAAAGAAAAGCAAGTACAACGCAAAGAAAACATGGGTCGACGGTATTTGTTTCGACAGCGCGAAGGAGGCAAGGTTTTACACGGAACTAAAACTGCTGTTAAGAGCCGGAGCAATAGCGGGATTTTGCCGTCAGCCGCGGTTTATTATCGAGGAAGGCAGCGGCTTCACGGACAGAGCGACCGAATATGTGGCGGATTTTATCATATTCGGCGCGGACGGAGGTTTTGAGATCGTCGATGTAAAGGGAATGCGGACGGACGTATTCAAGGATAAGATGAAAAGATTTAAACACCGTTACAAGGGGCTGGAGGTGAAATTAAGGTGATCACATGTAATTTGATAGTATTAGCCGCAAAGCGGCGGGTTTCGGCACTCAAAGTGGCAAGGGACACAGGAATATCAAAACCAACAATATACGCGTTACGCAATAATAAATTCGAAGGCGTAACGAACAGAACGATCGAAACCTTATGCAAGTATTTTGATTGTTCCGTCGGTGATCTATTCGAGGTAACAGAGGAGGAACAGCATGAATAAAGTGATCCTGATGGGAAGGCTTACAAGGGATATTGAGTTAAGACAGACTCCGAACGGTCTGAGCGTTACAAGGTTTTCGATCGCGGTAAATCGCCGCTTTGCCTCAAAAGGCGCTCAGCAGACAGCGGATTTCATCGACTGCGTGGCATGGAGACAGACGGCGGATTTTATCGGGAAGTATTTTCACAAGGGTGATATGATAGCCGTTGTGGGTAGCATTACAACGGACAACTACACCGACAGGAACGGGCAGAAGGTTTACCGCACATACGTCACCGTTGACGAGGTATATTTTACCGGAGCAAAACAGAGCAGGCAGGAAAGCGCGGACGGCGGTTATGATTTCACCGAGATAGATGACGGAGACGTTCCGCCGTTCTGATGGGAGGCAAGATAGATGACAAACCGCGAATTGAATCAATTGCATTATATCAAGCGCGAAAAGCTTATGTGGCAGCGTAAGCTCGATAAGATCAACAACAGGTCAACCGTCGCGTCGCCGATCATTACGGGAATGCCCAGATCCACTGTAACGCGGAACGCCTTGGAGGATGACACGGTCGAAAAGGTCGAGATCGAAACCATAATAAAAGGATTAAGGGCAAAAGCGCAGCGGCAGGAACGAGAAATATTGAAATACATAAACAGCATTGACGACAGCTTTATAAGGCAGATCATGGTACACAGACATATCGATTGTATGTCGTGGGTCGGCGTAGCGATGGAAATGGGAGGCGGCAACACAGCGGACGGCGTGAGAAAAGCGCACGACAGATTTTTGCAAAGAAAATAAAGTTGTCCGTTTTGTCCGCTTTTGATATGGTAAAATGGTATCATAAACAAATACGGATACAGGGGTGAAGCTTGATAGCAATGTCCGGGCGGTGACAATATCGCCGCCTTTTACCCTGTTTAAACGATAATTACGATCATTACGGGTATCCGCGTATGGCGCGGCTCCTTGAATTAATATTTCGTGAAGAGCACACTGAAAATAATCGGTGTGCTTTTTGCGTGCGCGAAAAGAGGTGATTTCTATGACTGAAAAGCAAAAACGATTTGCGGATGAATATCTGATAGACTGCAATGCGACAAGAGCTTATAAGGCTGCTTATCCGAATGTTAAAAAGGACAGCACAGCAAGCGTGAACGCAAGCAAATTGCTAAGAAATACTAAGGTTCAGGCGTATATTGCCGAACGGCTCGACAAATTACATGACGAAAAGACCGCGGACGCTAAGGAGGTCATAGAATACCTCACGGCTGTATTGAGAGGAGAAAGCGAGTCGGAAACGGTTATTGTTGAGGGGACGGGAGACGGACACTCAAAGGCGCGGGCGATGATGAAGCACCCTGATGAGCGCGAACGGTTAAAGGCGGCGGAGCTGCTCGGCAAGTATCACGCGCTCTTTACGGACAAGGCTCAGATCGAGGGGAACGGATTGGTGCAGATAGTGGATGATATTCCGTGAGGCTGAGTGAGATGATAGCGCCGCCGTTTTATTCGGTGCACAAGGATATTAAAAATCATGCTCACACGCATTACTGGCTCAAGGGAGGACGAGGAAGCACGAAATCCTCTTTTGTGAGCATTGAAATTATATTGGGCATGATAAAGGACGCAAACGCGAACTGCTGTGTTATACGGCGATTTCAGGCGAATTTAAAAGACACGGTTTTTGAACAGCTCAGATGGGCGATCGACAAGCTCGGTGTCACAGCATTGTTCAAGTGTCATGTGTCGCCGCTTGAAATTATTTATATGCCGACAGGTCAAAAAATACTGTTCCGAGGCACGGACGATCCGACAAAGATAAAGTCACTCAAGGTATCAAAGGGATATGTGAAATACGTATGGTACGAGGAAGCCGATCAGATACGCGGTATGCAGGAGATACGCACGATAAATCAATCATTACTGCGAGGCGGTAAGGAGTTTGTTGTATTCTACAGCTACAATCCGCCGGCGAGTATGCGGAGCTGGGTGAATGCCGAGGTGCTTGAAGCAGCACCCGACAAGCTTGTACATCACAGCAGCTATCTTGATGTACCGTCGGAATGGCTCGGAGAACAGTTCATACTTGAAGCGGAGCATTTAAAGCGAACACATCCCGACATATACGCGCACAACTATCTCGGTGAGGTCACAGGCACGGGCGGCGAGATATTCGCGAATGTGGTAATTGAGAACATCACTGACGAGCAGATAAGGAGCTTTGACAAGGTGCATGAGGGCATTGACTTCGGATTTGCGGCGGATCCGTTTGTATATATACGCTGCCAATACGAAAAGAAACGCAAGAGGCTGTATGTTTACGGCGAGATATACAAGCGCGGATTATCCAACGCGAGAGCCGCGGAGATGATCAGGTTAATAAAGGACACGCAAAACAGCATTATCGCGGACAGCGCGGAGCCGAAGTCTATCGCGGAAATGCGCGGCTACGGTCTGAACATAAAAGGCGCGAAAAAAGGCCCCGACAGTATCGAGTACGGGATAAAGTTCTTACAGTCACTCGACAGTATCGTTATAGATCCGGTGCGATGCCCGAACGCGAAACGGGAATTCCTGAATTATGAGCTTGAGCCGGACGGAAACGATGGATTCAGGGACGGTTATCCCGATAAAGAAAATCATACGATCGATGCCGTGCGCTATGCTTTGGAGGACGAGATGCGCAGAAAGACGGCGCGCGTGCCGGAAAGAAAGAGGTTAGGATTATGATAATTGACGCGAGTGTTATCGAAGGCGGAGTAATTCCGCCTTTACTCGATAAGCTTATTAATATTCACGAGCGAGGAAAGCCGCGCTTTGACAGGCTCAGACGCTATTACACAGGCGAGCATGACATTATGGACCGTGAACGGCTCTCATCGGGAACGGCGAACACAAGAGTCGTATGTAACCACGCTAAGTACATTACGGACATTGTTCAGTCGTTTCTGGTCGGTAATCCGGTGACATATTCCGCCTCTGCGGAATGCGACATAGAGGCTCTCAAGGACGAGTATTTCAAGCAGGATATAGCGGCAGTGGACGCAAATATCGTAAAAAGCATGAGCATATACGGCAGAGCCTACGAGCTTATTTACAGCGACGGCACTGCTGCGGCACGCTCTACGGTGATAGATCCGCGGAACGCGTTTGTCGTATACGACAACACGGCTCTGGAAACGCCGTTGTTCGCGGTAAACTATTACAAGAGGTTTGACCTTGAGGGCAATTGCAAGGGTGTTGTGTGCTATGTGTACGACCGCGACACAGTGACGCTGTACGAAGGGAAAGCCGACAGCTGGGCGAGCATGAGCGAAACGGAAAAGAGAAGTCATTATTTCGGTGAGATACCTTTGATAGAATATCGCAACAACGATGAATGTCAGGGTGATTTTGAACAGCTTATACCGCTGATAGACGCTTACAATACGCTGCAGTCCGACAGAGTGAATGACAAGGAGCAGTTCGTTGACGCGTTTTTGTTCCTGAAAAACATAGAGATAGACAGCGACGAGGCGGCGAAGCTCAGGCGCGAGCGAATACTTATGGGATATGAGGATTCGGCGGCGCAGTATCTTTCGAAGGTACTTTCGGAAACGGATGTCAAGGTGTTGCGCGATGACCTAAAGGAAGATATTCACCGTTTTTCAATGGTGCCGGACTTATCGGACACGAGCTTCGGAAACAACCTTTCGGGCGTTGCGATAAAGTACAAACTGATGGGCTTTGAACAGATGGCGAAAAACAAGGAACGGTATTTCTCAAAGGGACTGAAATTGAGATTTACGATGTACAATACATTCCTCGCTCTCAAGTCGAAAATGCAGGTAGTTGACTTCTCGGATGTAGATATCATATTCACGAGAAATCTTCCGGTAAATGAGCTTGAGACGGCGCAGATGGTCAACTATCTTGTCGGCACGGTGTCGACAGAAACGCTGCTTGAACAGCTGGATTTCGTATCCGACGCAAAGGAAGAAAAGAAGTTGGTCGATGATGAAAAGGCGAAAAGCTATGCCGACCGTGTGGCATCGGTAGAGGGAATAGCGAGAGGAGGCGGCTACGGCAATGGCAATAGAAATTTCGGTAAGTATTGACGCGGGTTCGGCGATAGGTGTGCTTGAGGCCGCGAGATCGAAGATAAAAAGCGGTATTGAGGCGGGCGTGAGCGAGGGCGGCGAAATAGTCGTATCAGACGCAAAGGCACAATGTCCGGTAAGAACAGGCGCGCTCAGAGCGTCGATCAACAAGGAGGCGTCCGGCATGACCTGCATTATCTCGGCAAATACGGAATACGCGGCATATGTTGAGTTTGGCACGTGCAAAATGGCAGCTCGGCCGTATCTTGTGCCGGCTCTGCTCGGCAACGTCGGCGCGATCGAAGAAGCCGTAGCGGCACACGTGGTATTATGACAAGCAAGGATTATTGGGAAGAGGCGGCATTGCAGCGCGAGCAGGAAATACATGACGGCGCGGAAGAATCCGTGAAGAAAATGCTTCGACTGTACGACGACGCGCTTGACGATATCAATGGCGAGATCAAGAAAATAAAATACAACTTCCAAATGCGTTACGGTCTTGACGAGGAAACGGCGGAGAGATACATAGCGCAGGAGATCCGGAACGGCAACAACGAAAAGCTTACAAGACAGCTCCTCACGGCGGGAAGCGATGAGGAGCGCGCGGCGATACTCGATTTTGTGCATCGCGACGGACTTTCAAAGCGCGCATACGGAGCGAGAGCGGAACGCTTTGAAAGTCTAAAAAACGTTATAGAGCTGAGAATGATACAGCTTGAATATAACCTCAGGAACGAGGGCGAGGCGGCGCGCAGACAGGCGTACACCGACAATTATTACCGCGTTATAGACGATACGGCGCGTGAATTAAACATGGGCGTGAGCTTCAACCTGATAGACAATGAGGCATTGAACGAGGTCATGGACAGACCGTGGCACGGAAAGCGGTTTTCACAGCGCATATGGGACAACACGGACAGGCTCGCCGAGGAGGCGCAGGAGATAGTTGGACGATACATCGTTTCGGGGCGGTCGCTTGACAAGGCGGCGCGGGAGCTTGCGGACGCTTTCGAGGTCGAGAAGTTCCACGCGACTACGCTTATACATACGGAGGTGGCGCACGCGCGGAGCGTCAGCGACATGAAGGCATACGAGGACATAGGAGCGGAGTATTACAGGTATATAGCGACGCTCGACGAGGTAACGTGCGATGTGTGCGCTCCGCTTGACGGACAGAGGTTCAGAGTGGCGGACGCTGTCGAGGGAATGAATTATCCCGTAATGCACCCTCGGTGCCGATGTACTACAGGATTGGACAAGGAATGGCTTGGCAGAGCGGCACGCGATCCGATAACCGGAAAGAGCGTGCATATCGACGGAGATCTTACCTATGCGCAGTGGCGCGAGAATATGAGCGAGGAGGAGGCCGCCGCGTTCGCTACAGCTCAACGCAAGTACAGGAATACGGCGGCGGATAAACTGCAGCATGAAAAATACAGAGTGATCTACGGAAAAGAAATTCCGAAATCGTTTGACAAATTCCAAGAATTGAAGTATAATAATGTTAAGGAATGGGAACGGCTCAAGGCGGGAAAACAAGAGCGTTTAAACCAAATGGATTTCAAGGATATGGGACAGCTCGTAGGAAAGCTCGGAAACAAAGAGGCGCGATTATGGTACAAGGCTCACGATGAGAATATTCCAAATTTACTGGATCCGTCCGACACATTGGAACAACAGGCAAGAAAAGCCTCTGCAATGCGTAATGAAAACAGAACACAGACAAGAGAATTAATGAAGGACAAAGAGCTTAGAAAAGAACTCGATAAAAATAAGCCGAATAGGTCGTATGAGTTTTATTACAACAAATATAAATTCGATAAAGAGGCCAAAAGGGAGAGATCGGATGATGAAATAAACATGATGATCATCCAAAAATCAACAACGACAAATAAGGATGCTGACAGAAAGGCAGGACTCAAAAAATGAAAACTTATATAGAACATATTGAGCATGGTGTACAGGTGAGGATCTGGGACGATGATAAGCATATGAAAATTCATGATTCGTTGGTTTATGCGCTCGACAATGCGCCGGATGTCAGAATGATAAAGAAGGCCATAACTTTCGAAACTCCGATATCCACATATGAATATAAAGGGATTCAGTTTTCGGTTATGTTTGATGAGATGTGTGATGAAACGTTTGTTTTTGTAGGAAAAGAGTATGATTATACCGTAATAGAAAAGCTTATGCACGAATTGATATAACATCAAAACTTAATAAATCAAAGCACGTAAGCGGTGAAAACTGCAAGCGTGCTTTTTTAATGCGCGAAAATACAGAAAAGGCGGTGAGGTAATGCGTTTTGGCACAACATACACTTAGCGGAAAGGAACGGTGATCCATGTATCTCCCTCACAAGGCGCGAGGGTCACGCGGCGATGAGCCGCAGGCGTCTTTTATCCATGTTCTAAATCACAAAGCAGGAGGTAATTGTATGGACGAAAACACAACGGCTGCCGAAAGCGCGCAGGAAAGCACAGAGACAGCCGAAACGGCGGAAAATGCCGCGCCGTCATTTACTCAGGAGGATATTGACAGCGCGGTATCGGCGGCAGTCGAGGCCGCTCAGCAGCAGTGGCAGCAGGAGGCGGACGAGGCGGCGGAGCTTGCGAAGCTTTCCAAGGACGAGAGGGAAAAGAAACAGTTCGAGCTTGACAAAAGCAAGTTCGAAACCGAAAGAGCGAAATTCGCGCGTGAAAAGCTCGTTCTTGAAACACAGAAGCAGCTTTCCGAAAAGAAGCTGCCGTCAGAGTTCGCGGAGCTGCTCACCGGCGCGGACGCGGTCGCGACCTTGAAAAACATAGACGGCTTTGAAACCGCGTTTTCGAAGGCGGTCGAGACCGCGGTAAACGACAGATTAAAAGGCGGAGCGCCGAAAACTTCCGGAGGCTCAGCCGCAAAGACCGATCCGTTTTTAGCGGGATTCGGCAGCATATGAACAGGAGGTAATATATAAATGGCAATTAATTACGCAAGCAGATTTGCAAGTCAGATCGATGAGAGATTCAGCGTCGAGGCGTTATCCGCGCCGGCGGTCAATCAGGATTTTGACTTTGTCGGAGTAAAGACGGTAAACGTTTACAGCGTTCCGACCGCTCCGATGAACGACTACACAAAAGAAGGAAACAGCCGCTACGGCACACCGAACGAGCTTGAAAACAGTGTTCAGGAGCTTACAATGTCATGCGACAGAAGCTTTACATTCACCATTGACCGCGGCAATTACAACGATACCATGATGGCGAACAGCGCGGGCGCGGCTCTGCAGCGTCAGATCCGCGAGGTGATCGTGCCGGAGCTTGACACATACCGCTTTAAGGTGATATGCGAAAAAGCAGGCACAACGGCAACGGGTGCGCTCAACAAGTCGAACGTGTACGCCGCTTTCCTTGACGCTCAGGAGGCTCTTATGGACAACAAGGTGCCGACCGTGGGAAGAGTGGCCTACGTTTCGTCGGCGTTCTACAAGCTCATCAAGCAGGACGATTCATTCATCAAGCAGAGCGACGCGGGACAGAACATTGCTTTGAAGGGACAGGTAGGCACCGTTGACGGTATCCCGATAATCCCGATCGCTAAGAGCTATATGCCCGAGGGCGTGAACTTCTTTGTGACAAACAAGATAGCCTGCACATCGCCCGTCAAGCTCTCAGAGTACAAGATACACGACAATCCGCCGGGCATTAACGGCTGGCTCGTTGAGGGCAGAGTGTACTATGACGCTTTTGTGCTTGACAACAAAAAGAGCGCAATATATGTACATAAGACTACAGCCTGAGAAAAATGCTCGTTGCATATAGCAACGGAATAGGAAAGAGAGGTATGAATGAACGACGAGATCAGAACAGACGTGCTTATGCTCCTCGGCATAAGCACTCCTACGGAGGCTCAGAGCGGTATTATCGCACTGCTTATCGATGATACCGTTGAGGCAGTCCGCGCTTACTGTCGGCTTGCATTTGTGCCGAATCAACTGAACAGCCTGATAGCGCAGATGGTCGCGCGGCAGTATCGTCAGGCGGGATACGGCACGGAGGACACTCCGACGGATATAAAGAGCATTTCCGAGGGACAGAGAAGTATTTCGTTCTCTGCGCGTGACCTGTCGGGTATGCTCAACGACTACCGCTCACGTCTGAAACCGTACATCAACAGAAAGGGGCGCGTACCGAGTGAAGTACAATATACCGTCGGGAATATTCCGACAGACGTTTGACAACGCGGAGCTGACACTGTACCGTGAAACGACAGAGGGCGCGTACAATGTGACGGTAAAGCGCGAGGATATTGCTACGTTGTCCGCGGACGTTCAGCCCTACAGCGGCAAGCTGGCGCGCGAGGAATACGGCTTGGACATAGAGAGAGCCTTAAAGGTATTCTGCGCGTCGGACAAGAGCATATCGGAGGGACTTTATGCCGATATTGACGGCTCGAAATACATTGTACAGTACGTCGAAAGGCAGAGCGGCGGTACTATGATGATACTTGAGAGGTGCAAGGCATGATAGACATTAATTCAGAGGCGGAAAAGTCACTTTCGGGGCTTTCGTGCGCTTTAAGCTATTACTATCCCTCTGACTTCAAAACGCTCCCTGTGGTGTCATTTTACACAGTTACAGAAAATAATCCGTTCGCTACGGACAATGCGCCCGATATACAGCGCGGCTATATCAGCGTTGACGTGTGGATGGACAGCGCGGCGGGATGCGGAGCATTGAGCATAGAGGTAAACGGCAAGCTTGAGGGTGACGGCTGGACACGCGAGTTTTCGCGCGATATGCCGCCCGAAAGCGGAATATATCACAAAACCATGAGATTTGTTAAGGAATTTTATTTAAACGGAGGTAATTAATTATGGCAACAGCTAACAGCAAGCCGACACCGGTTATAGGTGTTGACAAATACACATTCTTTGAGGTAACATCGGACACAGCCGACGGCGTGGCATACGGAGCACCGTATTCTTTACCGGGCACAGTGCAGATATCACCGTCTGACTCGGGCGGCTCGGATACATTCGACGCGGACAACGGCGCGTATGTGGTCGACACGTACCTTGAGGATCTCGGTCACGAAATCGAGAACGCGGACGTTCCGCCGGAGGTGGACGCTATGTGGAGAGGTCTTGAACTGAAGAACGGAGCACTTATCGTGGACGGACTTCCCAAGACCGTATATTTCGGAGTGGCGTGGAGACTGCTCAAGGCGGACGGCACCTACAGATACGTCAAGTACTTCAAGGGCGCTTACTCGCTGCCGTCAAACGTAGGCGGCAAGACAAAGCCGTCCTCGGGCGCGTCCGAAAAGCAGACGGCAAAGTCTACCTACACGGCGGTAAAGCGTGATTACGACAACAGGGTATATATGTACATCGACCAGAGCGACATTGTCATAAAGTCGGGAGCGTCAAGCTCGGATAAAAATACGTTCGCATCGCTTGAAGCGTTTGAAGATAAGTGGTTCTCCGACATGGGAGTTCTTCTTGATGATACAAAGATAACCACGGCGACAGCGTGACGGGAGGAGTTAGAAAATGCAGAAAACATTGACCTTTAATCACAAGGGAAAGAAATATGTGTCAAAGCCTTTCGATTGGAAGGCTATGTGTCTTATAAATGAGGGACACAATGATGAGAAGAGAAACGGCCCGCTCATGATGTGTACCGAGGCGGCGGATTATATGTTCGAGGGAACGGAGGCAACTCAGGATATTATCGAGGAACTCGACTTATCACAGAGAACAAAGCTCTGCACGACGCTCTGGGCAATGTACCTTGACGTTCTGACGGCAAAAAACGACTGAACCCCGACAGCTCCGCGGACAAGGGCGGAGACGGGGGAACAAGCTCATTCCGTGACATAAGCAAGATACTGTTGAAACTCCTGCGGTGTATGCCGTCGGAGCTTAACACTCAGGCACCCGACGATATTTTTCTGCTGCTTGACGCTTTGACGGCGGAAAACAAGAAGGATGCCGAGGAGGCGGAGATACCGCCCGGAATGGAGTGGTTTTACGGAAAATAGAATAACGCGAAAAATAAGCGGCGATCTGCTTGCTTCTTTTCCGCGTTATGATTTAGGTTGAAAATTGTATCAGAATGGAGGAATATTATGGCTACAGCGGCAAGCGTGGAAGTCAATATAAACGGACACGACAACGCTTCCGGAGCAATAGATAACGTTGTCGCGAGCCTGAGCCGTCTGCAGTCGGCAAGCTCCGGAGCTACCGCCGAGGTCGGAAACGTAAGCGAGGGACTTTCCCAAACAGGGCAAAGCGGCACAGCCGCAGCGGCGGGAGTAAATAACGCCAACGAGGCAATGAACACGACAGCCCGAACTGCGCAGACCGCGGCGGCAAGAACAACTACCCTTGCAACAAGAGTACAAAATGCCGGAAATGCTCTCAGTACAGCCGGCGGAAATATTGAAAAATTCGGGCAGGGAATAAACGCTGTATTCCGACCCGTGCAGATCGTCGGCGCGGCGGTGACCGCCGCCGGAGTTGCGGCAGGCAGAGCCGCTATCAATTTCGAGGATAATTTTGCGAACGTCAAAAAGACAGTTGAGGGTACGCCTCAGCAGCTCGAAGCGGTACGTCAGGGACTTATAGACCTCGGAACAACGGGACTTAACGGCAGGAACGCTATTCCGGCTACCACTCAGGAGCTGACGGAATTGGCGGCGGCGGGCGGTCAGCTCGGCATAAAGACCGAGAACATAGTTGAATTTACCGAGACGATGGCACAGCTCGGAGCGGCTACAAACCTATCCGGAGAGGAAGGCGCGAAGTCGTTGGCGAGATTCATGAACGTTGCGAACGTTTCACAAAGCGAGGTCAAGAACCTCGGAAGCGCGCTCGTTGACCTCGGAAACAATTTCGCGACATCGGAGTCGGAGATCATAAACATGGCTCAGGCGATGGGTTCCACAGGCGCGCAGGTCGGAATATCGGCGCAGGATGTGCTTGCGTATTCTACAGCCTTATCCTCAATGGGTATCGAGGCAGAGGCGGGCGGCAGCTCCTTACAGCGTATATGGATGGATATGCAGAATGCCGTTTCTTCCGGAGGCGATGACCTACAGGAATTCGCGAAGGTCAGCGGCAAAAGCTCGGAGGAGTTCGCAAAGCAGTGGAAAGAGGACGCAAGCGGAGCATTCCGCGACTTCCTGAAAGGCTTGAACGAAAGCTCGGATCAGGTCGGACTGCTTTCCGAGCTGGGTTTCAGCAATGTGCGCGACCAAAAAGCGTTGATGGCTCTTGCAGGTGAGCAGGGATTTCAGCTACTGACGGAGGCTATTCAGCGTTCAAACAGCGCATGGAAAGAAAACACGGCATTACAGAACGAGTTTGACGCTAAAGCGGAAACAACGGCATCACAAATTCAGATTGCAAAAAACAATATAACAGAGGCGGCACGCAGCTTCGGCGAGGTGCTTTTACCGGGAGTTCAAAAAGCTACCGCGGGCGTGAAGGATTTTGCGCAAGGGTTGGCAAACATGAACGACACCCAAAAATCAACGATCGTTTCGGTTGCTGAGGGTGTGGCAGTGGTAGGAGCGGTATCGGCGGGGGTAGGTACGGCGGTAACGGGCATAGGCAAATTTGTCAGCGGACTCGGAGCGATCGCAGCCGCGGCGGGCACGGGCGTTCTTCCCGTACTCGGCATTACAGCCGGAGTTGTCGGACTCGGCGCGGCGTTGACGGCGGGAATTGTCGCATATAACCGTAATCAATACGCGCAGACGCATTGGGCGGACGGCGCGGAGGAAGCGGCGCAGAAGGTTCAGAGCGCGATAGAAAAATCGCAGGAGGTCACAGCTCTGCAGAGAGAAATGTGGGACCTCAAACAGACGATAAACGATCCGAACAGCACTCCGGAGCAGCTTGAAGCGGCGAAGAGCCGCATTCAGGAGATCGCCGGACTGCTCAATCAGGAATACAACCTGAAGATAAGCGTTGACACGGGAGATCTTGACGGCGCGGTAGAGAAGGTCAGCGGCTTCCTTGATCAGATAGGCGGTCAGAGCGACTCGGAGCTTGGGTTGACGGCAAGCAACCTCAGAATGGAGCTTGCTCAGGGTGCGGGCAAATTCGCGACGCACGATACGACCATGAAGCAGATACAAAGCGAGTGGGACACGGCTACAGAGGGAGCTACAAAATACGGCAATGCTATCGCAAAGATCGAAAGCGCATACAGTGAATATACAGCGAAAGAAAAGGAATAT